GATATCATATAAAGTAACAGCAGGGTAATAACTAAAGCTATTCCAAAGTTGAAGTTCATCAAGTCTCCTAGATGGAACATCTTTCGGTTCATAACCACGTTGAATAAAAGCCGTAATTGGAAGACGATAAAAGATTGCGCCGTTTTCCATAATTGCATGCCATAGTATAGCCCTTCCTGACATACACGATATGCCAAAGATAATACAATCTTCAACTTCTCCATGATGTTTTTTACCGTCATATAAATACTCTCTCCTTATTTGTGCGTAGGTTGGTGGTATGTTTGCATTTAAGTAAGCCATAATTAACCATATATATCTCCCCAAGTATTTCCTTTTTCGTAATCTACTTTATTAGGGACTTCTAATTTAACAGCATTTTCCATAATCTCAATGATTTTATCTGCGTGTTCTTGTGATTCTACAGAAATATCCAATTCATCATGTATTTGTATATGCGCTATAATTCCTTCTTTATATAATTCTAGCATAGATCGTTTAGTCATATCAGCAGCTGACCCTTGAATTAATTTATTTAACGATTTATAGGTATAGGCTCTTTTAATTCCTGGTCCATGTTCCTGGAGTGCCTCTTCATGTGGTAAGGCCTTATGCATACCAAAACTATTTGGCTCCCATAAATGAAACCTACATAGTCTGCCAAGTAAAGTTCTGATTTGACCACGATCCTGTGCTCTGTTTGATGCAGCATTCATCAGTTGTTTTACAAATGGAACTCTTGCATGGTATTGATTAAACAGTTCATCAGCTTTATCTTTTGACACGCCAAGTTCTGCTTGTAGTTTTGTTTTACCCATACCATAAAATAATCCAAGATTAATTGTTTTAGCTTGGTCTCTAGGTATCTTTGCCATGTCTGCTACGATTTGGTGAAAGTCTGTACTAGGGTCATTTTGATAAGAATCAATTACATCATATACCGATGGAAATTTATATAACGATGCATAGTGTACAACTAATCTTGGTTCTTGCTGTGAATAATCAAAACATCCCCATGTTGTATTTTCTTCTGGTATAAATAAAGATCTAATCATGGGTCCAAGTTCTTTGTTTCTAGCAGGTAGTTGTTGTAAGTTTGGATTACTATAACTAAATCTTCCAGTAACTGTACCTCCTTGATCTGATCTTAATTGATTTATATCTGCGTGTATTCTACCTTTGTGTTCATGTTTTATAATTGTATCTATAAAAGTAGTATGTGCCTTGTTTATCTCTCTAGCTTTTGCTATACATTGTACCAACGGATGTTTATGTGTAGACAAAAAATTTTTAGTAAAGGAAGGTGCTTCTGTCTTTTCAGTTCTTTCATAAGGTAAATTTAATTTCTCAAAAATTTTGGCAATGTTTCTTGCTGCCCATATTTGAGGTTCTATTCCTGTTTCTTTTTTTATTTTTTGGAGTAAGCTTTCTTCTTTTAATGCTAACTGTTGCTTCACTGTATGAGCTTTTTGAACGTCAACACGAACACCCTTAAATTTCATATCAACTAAACAAGGAAATAAATCTGTTTCAAGATTCATTACATCTTGTATATCTTGTGCAATAATTTCTTTTTTCATCTCTTGCCACAACTCTAACGTTAGACTGGCATCTTTTTCTGCATAAGTTCCTACATGGAGTGCAGGTAGTTTCCACATTTCTGCTTTAGGATCTATGCCCCATTCTTTTGCAGCTTCTTTTAATGCAGTTTCATTCTTACCGTGACCGCAGTAATCCCAACCTAAACTATTTAAATCAAATCTAAATCTATTCTCATCAACGAGTGAGCCAGCAATCATAGTATCTACAATTAAACCATTAATTTTTATACCTAAATTACGTATCCAACATACATCATACATTGCATTGTGAAATATTTTTGTAGCACTACATGCCAAGGTATCTGTAAACCATTCTAAAACTTTTTTACGGTCCATGTTAGGACCATTGCCATGAGCAATAGGAAAGTACCAAGAAGAACCTGTAACCGCTATGGCTATACCAACAACTTCACCATTACCAATTACAGAACCAGAACCTTTTGATTTTAAGTCAGGATCTCTGGTCTCTAAATCGATTGCTATCTCATCGTGTTGTCTTAAATCAGGAAACTCTGACGGTGTTGTCCATTCTTTCTGTGCTTCAAATTTTGGTACAAACATTATTTTATTTCCTCTTCTATTATTTTTGGGTAGTCTCTTTCTCTTATCATTTCTAAATAATGTATAGCTTTATTTATATCTTCTACTCCTCCTTTTGCTGAATGTCTACAAATGTATTTGATTGCATTACCCTCTGCAAACGGTAATTTATTTTTATTAATAAATTCTGCAGGTTGGATTACCATTTTCATATAATGTGTTCCTGCAATTTGTTTTAAGTATGGATCTTCTGTACTCATTTTTTCTCCTTTTCATAATCTTTGTATTCTTTAATTAATCTTTCTGATGGATGGTATACTTCAACATGACAATGACAATTAGGACAAGATAGATTACTTACAATATCATAATCTTCATTGTCTTCTGTGTCGTGATCTCCACCCCATATTAATTCTTCGTTACAATGCCAACAGTTCATATAATATATCCGTTCCTTTCTATTTTAGATTTTAAAAAATATAAATTTTTAGCTGTACGAGTTACTGCAACATACCAAACCCTATGTTCTTCATCTTGTTTATCTATGTTGTGTTCAACAGCTTGTCTTATTTTTCTTGCATTATCTAATACAACAATAACATTTGTTTCTTCACCGCCTTTTGCTACATGTATAGTAGATAATTCTATTCTAGGATCTTGAGATAATTTTTCTCCATTACTCAACATCGTTCTTATATATAATTTTTCATCATTACTTGCTTTAGTAAATGCATCAAACCATGTTTGATTTCTATTGAAACCTGCGTCTTCTATTGATACACTGTTACCTAATTTTTTTTCATCAAACTCAAAATCTAAATACTCAAATATATCTTTGCATTCTGTAATGTTTAAATTTTCTCCTTTGGTCCATCGTGTCCAGTTTAGAATGTTTCTAAACAATCGACTACTGTAACTCTTGCCTTTTTTAGTCAAATAATATAGGTTTTTAGCCCTTAATTGCTCTTCTATTCGTTCAAGTATGGTGTTGGTTCTAACTAATATTAACCATTTATCTTTTGATAAATCAACATTATCTAAAGAATATATTTGCTGTTGCGTACCTTCTTCATCACTCGGTAGATATTGTTTTTTTATTTTTGGTCCTTGTATCCTTGATAGTATTACATTAGATATTTCTTGTACTACTTTAGGCACTCTTACAGATTGTTCAAGAAATTGATTCTCTGCGGGTTGCTCTATAAATCTTTTTACATCTGCACCTGCCCAAGTAAATATAGCTTGGTCATCGTCTCCTGCTAAAAATATATCTTTAGTTTTTGTTAGCAACACATCAAACATTTGCCATTGTATTGGAGATAAATCTTGTGCTTCATCTATAAATATTACTTCAAATGTAGGTGACTTCTCTTCTTCTTTAATATATTTCTTAATCATATCAGTGTAGTCAATTAATTTATTTTTATCTTTGTAATTGGCCAGGTTAACTTCTAAGTGTTTTAATATTTGATAATCTAATTTCCTGCTATATTCGTTTGTATTAAATTCACTTTGTATAGGTATATCTTTTACACTAGCTTTATTTATTACTTGAAAGTATTCAGAGTTAGAGGTAAGATAGCCGTTGCTTTCTTCTATTATTCTTAATCTTTTATTATTATCTGATCTAATATTACTTAATCTACCAAGGTCTTCGTAGTGTTCGGGTTGCATTACATTTTCTTCTCTTAATCCTAGAACATGAAAACAAAATGAATGTAGTGTTTGAAAGTAATGTAATTGTGATTTTTTAAATTCAGGATGTTTATCTACCATACGTTTTTTAGCAGTGTTAGCTGCTTTTTTTGTAAAAGCAAAATAACCTATTTTATCTATGGGTATTCCTTTTTGTAAGTAACTATCAACGTACTCTAATAGTGTATATGTTTTACCTGTACCAGGAGGACCCAAAACTTTTTTGATCACATTATCTCCTCTGTACCTTTAATCTCTAATACTTCCTCATCTAAATCTTTTTCTAAAAATTTATTTAGTTCAACTCTTACTACAGAGATTGCATCGTGAGATTTTTTTTCATCTTTCTTTTTAGGAAATCTTTTTCTAGTTATTTCTCCTTTGATAAATCCATCTTTGTCTTCAATCATTCGACCTGTCTTATCTTCTTTTAACTTCCATTCTTTACTTTTTAAGGTGTTCATAAATATTGGAAAACTAAAGAAAGCATCACCTTCTTCTACTAACGTAGCACCACTTCTAAAAGATATATTGTTTTCTGCTTTAGGGCCGTTCATATATTCTTTCACATAATCAAATAATTTTTCTTCAGAACTTGTACCTTTAGGGGGTTCTACTACTGATCTTGTTGCAAATAAAAGATTTAATACATCTTGATAAACATTTGCCTTAACCATTTCTGGTACAAATCCAGCAGCATTTGCTATAATGTTTCTCATTTTTCTTTGGTCCGTTATCCACTCTATAGATCTTGCAAACACTGTCTGTACTTTAGCTGTACCAGGAGTAGATACATTAAACGTATACTCTGGATCGGGTCTGTAATTAATTTTAACTAAACCTGATAGCATTGGAAAAGCTTTTTGTGTATCAGAGGCTATACCATATTTTCTTTTTAAACATTGTGGTTTCATACAATGACTGACTATTGGTTCTTGTGTGCAAGTATGACCTTTTGTTTCTTTTTTCCATGCTTTAATTTTATCTTTTACTTTTTTATCATCCCATTCTGGTGAGTATTCAAAATAATCTCTGGCTGCTTTCTCTACTTTCTTTTCCCAATCATCGGGATATTTTTTCTTTGCAAAAACCATATAGTTGTAAAGAAA